TGGCAGTCAGTCAGCAAACTCTATTTCAAACTTTGATGTCACGAGTCTGGCAGATGCATATGTTGACGCGGCGTTGCAAGACGATGGAATTTTTGCTTTGACAACGAAGTCAGATGAAATTTTGGTGGGACAGTTGCAGACAACCATGCAACAATTTAGAAGAGATCAGGAAGCTGCGTTGGCTCAAATGCAATCAATGGAGAATATGTTAGCAGGAAGACTTCTACCGGGTACGGTGGAAATAGGATCTGCTCTGTCAATTATTGATCCAGAGAAAAGTCGTGTTCAACCTTATTTAACTGGACGAGCGCTGCCAGGTGGAACATCAAGTCGTTTCAGGCGACTTGAGGCACAAGAAGGTGACGGCGGTAGACCAAGATATAACATGAAGGGGTAAGACATGGGAGAGATAATCGTTGAAACACCTCAAGGCGAGATAATCGTTGAAATTGAGGGAGACACTCCTACGGAAGCTGAACAAGAAGCAATCTTCCAAGAGTTTTCAGGGACCAACAAGACTGAACTAGATTTAGCTACTGCTTCGATAGAAGAGATACGAGACTATTCACGAGCTAAAAAATTGGCAGGCTTGGATCCAGTTACGGGCAAAGCTCTGACAGAAGATGAGTATGTAAGCAGTTACAGAGAACCCGGTGTTGATTATAACACCGGTGTTGACAGTGTTAGTGGCTTTTCGCGATTTCAGTTTGGTCGTATGGACACGACTGAAGAGAAGTCTAACTACCTCCGCACTGTGGTGGGCGAGGATGGTTACCGCGTAGATCCGCTTGGCCGCCACATCCTGACACAAGAAGGCCGCACCAAACTTGGTCTGGGTGAAGGTCGCGACCTTGCTATAGACGAAGAAGGTCTCTCCTTTAATGATGTAAAAGAGTTTGCTGGTGCAACTGCTCTGCCCATAATAGCGGGTGTAGGCGCTGGCGTTGCAGCTTCTGGTGTTGGGTTTGTACCTGGTATGCTCATAGTGGGTGCCGCAACCGCTGGGGGCAAGTTGCTAGATGAAGGCATCGAGTATGCCGAAGGCCTCCAACGGCAGTCTTTTGCAGATGTTGCTAGAGATGCAGCATACGAGGGTGCCTTTGGAGCGGCTGGCGAAGGCATAGGTCGGGGTGTCTCTAGCCTTTTTGGATACTTTATTAAAGGACCGCGTGGTTTGACAGCGGCTGGAAGGGCTAGAAATGAAGCTGTAAGAAAACAGTTCAGAGATTTGTTGGACAAGGATTTCCGACCAACTATTGCAGGGGGCGCAGGAGATTCTTTTCGTCCAATTTTGACTCGTATTCAAGCAGTTGCCGAGGGGGTTTATCCAAATCAAGCAGCCGCACAAGCAAATGCAAACGCAGCTGTTAAAGAACTAACAGATTTGGGTCTTGATAAATCTCGTGTTAACAAACTCGCAGAAGTGTTAAACAGAGACATTGATGAGTATTACTCGTCCACACAAGATGTTTTTGCTAATGCTCAACGCCGTTTAAATGAGGCTACTGAGCAAGAGATCAAACAAGTTATGAGCGCCCTTAAAAAGGATGAAATCATCCCAGCAGACTTAAGTGAGATGATTGCTATTCGTAAACGCATCTTTGATGAAGACATGGATCGTATTTATACTAGGGTTAACGAGACCTTAAAAAACAATGAAATTATTCCTACAAAAGGTATCAAAGAGGCCTTAAAAAAACTTGATAAGCAAACCATTGCGGACATCGGTGCAACTAAATTTGCTACTAGAATTAATAAATTAAAAGATTACGCAACTGCCAGAGAGGTTGCTAGTTTGCGCACGGGTCTTACGGATGCTCAAAAAAATCCGTCCTTGTTAAATGATGTTGCAGCCTATCAACTGGGGAGCATTAAAAGTGCCGTCAATCAAGCTATGCAGTCCGCTGAACTTGATTTAGCCACAAGCACTTTAAAAGGGTCTGCGGTTTTGAAGGCCTCCGGGCAATCGTTCGAAGAATTAAGTAATGCGTTAAACACGTTGTCTAGGGCAAACGCCGTATATCGAGATGGCATGAAACGTTTTGACAACGTAACAGTTCAAGAGATTATAAAAAGCGCCAGAAACAATCGCTTAAATAAAAATTTTGTTTATCAAAATTTGATCTTAGATAATCAGCCCGAAGCCTTGGAAGAACTTTTTAAAGCGATTAGAGGAGTGGATACAAGGAAGGCGTTAGGCGCAGAAACTGGGTTAGTCGATCTTGATGCTGGAGCCAAAGCCTTGTCTAGGGCAACATATGGTGAAAGACCTTTAATGCAGGCCTTAGAGGAGGCTCGGCGGCTACCACCCGAAAACCAACAAAGAAGGGCGGTTGAACGTTACGCTAGAAGCATTGAGGAAGAGGTTGCTAATCGTACCGCGATTAGAGGCACGGGTGCAGAGCAAGCAGAACAAGTCCGTCAAGGTCTTGCTAAAATGTACCTTACAGATGCTCTTGAACAATCAAAAATGATTGATGATTTGACTGGTGTTGAAGTTATTGACGGAGCAAAACTTGCGGCAAACATCATGAGTAAAAATAAGGCGGTGGACAAACTGCTTAAACCAGAGCTAAACGAAATAAAAGAAATCGTAGACATCCTAAAAAGGTCAAAAGCAAAAGTAGCTTCAAATGTTGTTGATGAGTTGCAAGATCGTCCTTTGAAAGCCGCTTTAAATTCATTTAAAGAAGCACAAAAAGAATTTGCCGCACCCGACACGGCTCAATTAACCCGCATTCTTCAAAGTACAAATGACCCAGATGTTCTGGCTTCAAACATATTTTCTACAGTTGATAACGTTAAACTAGCTGAACGAGTCTTGGCTCCAGAAACAATGGAACAGGTGCGTGACGCTGCCGCTGGTCGTATTCTACGTCAGATTGGCGGCACTACAGAAGAGGTGGTTCAAGACGCAAGCGGTGCGATGGTGAAACAAATAAAGTTAAGCGATGACTTTTTGGAAAAATTTAAAACAGGTGAAGTCGGCAGCAAACTTACCACCATTCTTGATTCCTATGAGCCTAAAGTCATTAATGCTATGTTTAAGAACCCGCAAGCCCATGAGTCACTGTCTATTCTTGCTCGAAACATGACAAAAGCATCAAATCAAGCAATGGCGGGTAAAGGTGGTCTTGCTGCTCCAACGATTGCTCTTGGCCTTACCATTGGTGCATTTATGCTTAATCCAATTGCGGCACTTGTTCCAGCGCTTGGTTATTTAGCAATGTCAAGAATGTTACGAGACCCAAGAGTGTTGCGTATGATGTTTAAATCTAGGCAACAAAACAGCGTCAAAGAATTTTTAGAAGGCAAGATTGCTACAGAAGACCCCTTTGGACAAGGGATTCAAGCGGCATTACAGATAGCTGGTGCCGCTACGGTGCAGGGCACTCGTATGGGTGTTGAACAAGGTGCCGAGGAAGTTCGACCCGTGACTCAAGCTGCTCGCGACCAGCTAGCCCCTATGGCTGACCAAGCATTACAAACAGCACAAACAGCCATAACACAAGCGCCAAACGTAATGCCGGCTGAAGCCGGAACCGCTGGACAAGTTTCACCAATCCTGTTGCCGGATCCGGCGACACAGGCTCTGGCGCAATCTCTTGGAAGGACTACTCCATGAACAAAGATCAGCTCCGTGAAGAGCTTGCACGGGATGAGGGTTGCAAGTATGAGATCTACCTTGATCACCTAGATCTACCAACCTTCGGAATCGGTCATCTCGTGGTTGAGGGTGACCCAGAACATGGTCAGCCCGTTGGCACGCCCGTTGATGAAGAGCGTGTGCATCAGGTGTTTGATTCGGACATTACGTCCACGTTAGATGAGTGCAAAGTCCTGTACCCAGACTTTGATGACCTGCCAGAAGAAGCACAGCTAATCATCGCCAATATGATGTTCAACATGGGGCGACCTCGCTTGTCCAAGTTCAAGGGTATGAAGGCCGGTGTCGATGCACGCGATTGGAACCGTGCAGCTGATGAGATGGTTGACAGTCGTTGGTACAATCAAGTCACCAACCGTGCCGAGCGTCTAGTCAAACGAATGCGCTCCCTGTCTTAAAAATGCAATATGATATCTCTAGTGTTTGTCACAGGGGGATATGTCTTGTTTGCTCATGAGCTTCATGTAGGCAAGATTGGTGAGCACATTTGTGCTTTGAGAATGCTCAAAGCAGGGATTCCCACATCTATCGTCAACTTTGATGCTGTTGATTTGATCGCAACTGATCGAAGTCGCATGTGGCGTATACAAGTAAAATCTTCGACCTTGAAAAGCAGGTCTGATCGAAGTCACAAATCAATGGGGTATCAGTTCAACATAGCGGTTGGGGGCAAAAAGAAACGCCCCCTTACTTCTGTGGATTGTGACATTGTTGCGCTTGTTGCGATTGATCATGAGGAAGTTCTTTTTTACCCAGTCGAGTCTTTGTTAAAACACAAAACAAAGCGGATACTGCCC